AAGAAGAGAGAGCGGAGGCATCATTTAAAAGAAATAAACATAGGGGCCCGAAGGCCCCCACTACAACGCACGGATCACCTCCTAGTTCCTATTGTTGTCCTTTTAGCTGTCTCCGGACTTTGTCCCGAAGCAGCGCTGATTGTTCTCGGAGACCTTGTCTAGCCAGAGATCGCTCCGCAGCATCGATTAGATTCTGTGAAGCCTGCCCGGCGTAATACGCGTTTCGGTCCGCGTAGAGGTAATACCAATCATGTTTTTTCAGGAGCATCTCGTAATACTCCAAGGTAATTTTATTGCCCATGATCACCTCCCCATTTTTTAGTTTTGCGGACGTTCAGCGCCTCGAGCGCTTTGTTCATGAGGGCAACGTCGTCCTCGGTGAACAGCGATACGCGGTGGCCTTCGTGCAGAAGCACATGATGCTTACCTGTTTCAGGACTGACCCAGCCCTCGATTTTTCGCCCAGTGTTTGAGTTAAATGCCATGACCTCCTCCAGTAATAACCGTATCGAGTGTATTACAGTAAGAGCCGTAGTTTCAAGACGTAGAAAGAGGATTTTGGCCTAGAAGAACACTCGCTAATCTATCCGCTCGAGCGCCGACTTGCTGCGCGTAGCGGCTGTCGAGCAGTTCATCGGCAGCGCCGACTGTATCACCAGCTAACAGACAGGCGCGGAATTTAACAAAGGTTCGAAGCCGATTGATGCCTAAGTTAAAAGCCAGGTTAATCACGACCGCCTGGTGCTCTGCTGTAAGCTGCTCCCAGCATTCTTTGCTCAGGAATTTCTTCGCGTCGCGCGTAGCGGTCCCGACGTCGTGCTTGAGCAGTATTAACGCTTCGGCTTGACTAATACCGTTATCGCTGAGATTCCGGCCATAGCCGATGGATAGGGCGCCTGCTGTGCAGGTATAAGGGAGCAGCATACAGCCCTCGTCGATTTTCAGCATTTCTGTCGCGATTTCTTCACTCGTCATTTAAAACCTCTCGATGATGTCGATCTGATAGCTAATAAAGCCGTTGTTGCCAAAGGTGATTTTTGGCGCATCGGTTGCCAGCGAGCAATGCAGATGCGGCGCCCTGGAGGACCACGGGCTTAGGGTGACCGTCCCACCATCGCGGGCGGGCGGATCTTGAGTTGCGGCTCCAGTCGATTGCATTAGCTGGTTGTGGAGAACCGCATCGTTGCGATTGTAATACTCTCCCCGATGTATGCTGCTACTCGACAGCGTGTACGCAGTGTTGAGAATGGGCCAGGGCATAGCGAAGATCGTGTTTCGACCATCAATTTGCCCGAAAAATTCAGCAAGCTCCGAATACTCTGTCTTTTTCATGGGAGGAAATTTTAGGGAGGCCTCGATTCGGACACCGCCGATAGAACGGGTCTGGCGCCGCATAGATCGGGTGTCGCTGACCAGGGTGTTCCGGCGGTGGGTGATATCGAACGAGACGGGAGGGGTGGTGCTTGGGAATAACGGGACGGTTGTCCCGTTTTGGAACGTGTACGTTAATACAGCCATTGACGGTTACCTTTTAATGTGGTGCCTCTGTGACTTCTTCAAAGACAGGTTCTTCGCCTGGAATCGACGCTTCTACGGACTGCTGCTGCTGCTGCTGTTGTTGCGCTTGAATCAGACTAAGTTGTGCCTCTAAGTCCGCTATCCTGAGCGCCTGACCAGCGTTTTGCTTGGCTAACGAATCAATCTTAGCCATAGTCACATACTCTTCCGCACTCATTTCTCGTTTCTGTTCACTCATTTTTACTTCCTCTTTTTTGGTTGGTTCATTTTAACAAGGTGGGTCAATTGCGTAGATGTTTTTCACACTGGTTTAACAGATCACCTCTACGGCGTAATTAGTGCCGTTAACTATGTTTTGAGTGCTTCCTTGCCAGCTCCACATTGTCCAATAGGCAGTTGCTGTATCTACGGAATAAGTAGCGTCTTCCCTGTAATACAAAGCATTTCCAATTTTTAACAAATACCACTGGTTGTTTGGCCCTCCCGGCTGTGTTGTTTGAATAGTGAAATTCAATTGATAATAGCTAGGATTGCTTGACGGAACGGCAAATTCAAGAATACCCACCAACGGCTGGCCGCTATATTCATTTATCATGCCGGTCAAAAACTTATTATTAATTGATCCAATTTGCGGAAAATACTGCTGCCAACCTCTAGCGGTTTGGTCAGGAAGGGGCGAGTTGTAAACATATTCACCCGCAGTCATGGTCGCGCCATAACTATATCCAACCGCATTCTTTAGCCAGCTCAATTTTAAGGCACCTGATGCTGGCGGCACGTTCCTGGTAGCGCCGTAAAAGTCGCTCATCTTTTTAGGGTTTCTACGCTCTAAGGTTGTGCCTTCCGTGTTCATATCAGTAGTCGTACCCAAAAGCTGCACAGTGTAAGTCGTTCCACTAACGAAGGCGGGGTAAGTGCCAACGTATTCTGAGAACCGAGTCACGTTATTGTTGTTGTCTCGGACATAGCTAGTAAATGTAAAAGTGGTCGGAGATCCCCCCGCTGGCGTCAAAGTCATTCCAGTAATACTGCTGTTGTCCACATGCCCAAGAAACTGAATTGTCACGAAGGAGAATCCAGAAAAAACATAACCAATTGTTGGGTATGAACCTATGGCGTCAGTTGTAGTTGGCGACATAGATCCAGCTTGATTTATGAAAAAACCGACCAATCCACTACCTGTAGTACCCGCAACCATCGTGTTGCTGCTAATTACTCCCATGGGCCAACCTCGCCATTTCAATGGCCGCTTGCATATCTGCTTCAACGGTAGTTTTGAGCTTAGTCTCTATGTAAAGCTCGCCATCGTCATAGACATGCGTGAAGCAGATCCAGTCATCCCGCATCGTGTAGTCAGGCATCAGTCCAGACCGCCTCGCAGATGTCTTGTACTAGCTGAGATTGCCCAGACACATCGTCTCCAGGTCTAAAGTTAAACGACCTGTTCTGCGTGATCGGCAGAGTGTCATCATCTGGGTCATCAACCGTCACGCGGTCATTAACTGTCACTAATGTAACCATAGTGGAAGGGTCAGCGGGACTCATGCTCATGTTCGGTCTAACCATGATATCCACGAGTTCAACAGTTTTTGTCATTGTCATTTTACTTCTCCTTGAGTTTTAATTTAAGTTCGTCAATTTGCTCTTGCTGCTCTTTGATAGCTTCAACCAGCAAAGGCACTAACCTTGAGTAATCTACCGTCAGATAGTCTTCACCGGATTTGGATTTGATCTCTCCGCTAAACTCGTCTGTCTCCATGTCAACTGGAGCTAGGCTGACCGCCTCCGGTAGAACTGCTTGTACTTGTTGAGCGGATAAGCCTACTTGCTGCTTCTCATTGGTATAACCCAATTCTTTGGCAAGATCGTTTTCCACATACTTAAAACCAGATAGAGATCGCACCTTATCAAGCGCGTTTTCTATCTTGCCGGTTTTAGTCTTGAGCCGTTCGTCGGAGTAGTAAGCAGTGATATTTCCCGCTGCTGCGATTTGGTTGGCTACATAAAGAGACTTAGAGTTATAGACCCTAACCCAAACAGTGTCCTCCATATAAATGCCGCCAAGATAGCTCTCGTTATACCAACCAGTAGCACCAGAACTTCTAAACCATGCAGAGCATCCAATGCTGTTAGCAACCCCCGAGTCATAACCGCACGACATACGGTTTGCGAATATTGTTCCAGTAGCCCTAACATTACTGTCAGTTTCTCCAATAGAAAAAATAGAGGTGGCCATCGCAGCATCGGTACAGAATCGCACGCCACCGTAATTAGGCAGAACGAAGAACCTGATGCCTGTATGCCATTTGATATTTAGCTTGGTGTAATTTCCGCCGTAATTTTCCATTGAAGTGCCAATGGAGTAATTGTATAGGTCATTACCGCCGCCAAAAGCCAGTGAGGTAGATGAAACCGAATTATAGGAGTTGTTTGTCCACTCACCACCAATGAGCATTGCATGTTGCCAAGTGAATCTTCTGGAAGTGTCTATGTATCCAGCAGACACAGCGTTGATAATAAAAGTGACCTTATGATCAGTGTAAGTTCCCAGATAACCGCCGCCACTGTTGAGCCAAGTATCATGAGCGTACATGCCCATCT